TCTCTGCCAAGAGATTACTCTTCCCACTTATCCAATCAATCATATCGACGATGAGTTTGGTGAGATTGCTTTGTGCATTCTCTCTGCAATCAACGTTGGTAAAGTTAAGTCTGATGAAGAACTTGAGGATCTTTGTGATCTTTCTGTTCGTAGTTTGGATGAGTTGATCGACTACCAAAACTATCCAATTAAGGCAGCGGAGATCGCCACCAAGGCGCGTCGTTCACTTGGTATAGGTTTTATTGGGTTGGCACACTATTTGGCAAAACTTGGTTACAATTATGGTGATCAGAAAGCGTGGGATGCTGTTCATGGACTTGCTGAGTCCTTCCAGTATTATCTTCTGAAAGCATCCAATCAACTTGCAAAGGAGAAAGGTCATTGTGAATACTTTGGACGTACTAAGTATGCTGATGGTATTCTGCCGATTGATACATACAAGAAGGATGTAGATGAAATTACTTCGGTAGGATTGGAACATGATTGGGAAGCTCTTAGAGCATCTATCCTGGAGTCAGGACTCAGGCACAGCACGTTGTCCGCACAAATGCCTTCAGAGAGCAGTTCCGTTGTGTCAAACGCAACCAATGGAATCGAACCACCTAGAGGATACCTGTCCATTAAGAAATCGAAGAAGGGACCTCTTAAGCAGATTGTTCCGCAGTACCATTCCTTGAAGAATAATTACACCCTATTGTGGGAAATGCCTGACAATAAGGGGTACATACATGTAGTGTCTGTGATGCAAAAATTCTTCGATCAGGCGATATCTGGTAATTGGAGTTACAATCCAGAGAATTATCCTGATAATGAAGTACCAGTTTCAGTCATGGCAAATGACTTTTTAACTACATACAAATATGGATGGAAAACTTCTTACTACCAAAACACTTACGACATTAAGACTGATGAGGTAGAAGAGGACAAGTCCGAATTGAAAAATTTACTTGAAGAGTTAAGTTCAATAGAGGAGGGAGAGTGTGAATCCTGTGCAGTTTAAGATATCGTCTGTGGAAGAACCCACAACTAAAGTTGAAGGCATGACAGTTTTCAACACTGAACAAGTTAATACTAAGAAGCAACCAATGTTTTTTGGTAAACCTCTTGGAGTTCAGAGATATGATTCATACAAATATCCTGTTTTTGATAAATTAACAACCCAACAACTGGGATACTTCTGGAGACCTGAGGAGGTCTCCCTTCAGAAGGATCGTGGTGATTATCATACCTTGCGTCCTGAACAGAAGCATATCTATACTTCTAATCTGAAGTATCAGATCATGCTTGATTCTATTCAGGGTCGTGGACCTGGTATGGCATTTATTCCTTACTGCTCACTTCCTGAACTGGAAGCATGTATGGAAGTTTGGGGATTCATGGAAATGATCCATAGTCGTTCATACACCTACATTATTAAGAACGTCTATTCAGACCCCTCTGAGGTGTTTGATAAGATCGTTACTGATGAGCGCATTCTGGAACGTGCTGGAAGCGTTACAGAAGCATATGATGACTTTATCAACAGTGCTCAAATTTGGGGTACTGGTAACATGTGGAAAGAAGATTTTCGTCAGTCGCCGTCATCCCAATGGGAAATCAAAGATGTTAAACGAAAACTCTACCGAGCAATCACAAACGTTAATATTCTTGAAGGTATTCGCTTCTACGTTAGTTTTGCTTGTAGTTTCGCCTTTGGTGAACTTAAGCTTATGGAAGGATCCGCTAAGATCATCTCTCTCATCGCAAGAGACGAAAACCAACACTTAGCAATTACTCAGAATATTCTGAATAAGTGGAGAGCAGGTGATGATCCAGACATGAAGCAAATCATGAAGGAAGAAGAAGAATGGACATACAAGATGTTTGATCGCGCTGTAAACGAAGAAAAGAAATGGGCAGATTATCTGTTCAAAGATGGCAGCATGATTGGACTCAATGACAAACTTCTTCAGCAATATGTTGAATGGATTGCAAATAGAAGACTCAAAGCAATTGGGTTAAAACCCCAATACGATATTTCAGCAAACAACAACCCACTCCCCTGGACACAGCACTGGATCTCCTCTAAGGGTCTCCAGGTGGCACCACAGGAGACAGAGGTTGAATCATATGTGGTTGGTGGTATAAAACAGGATGTGAAGAAAGATACCTTCAGTGGTTTCAAACTTTGATAGATAGGGGAGAGCAATCTCCCCTTTTTTATGTCGAAAAATCAACTCAAGAAAGACGAATTTAGAATTCGTGTGTTAAAATTAAAAGCGCAATTACAAGATGATCCTACTTGGCATTCTAACCCCAAGGACCTTGCTCATAAATACCTGAACAAGGTTCTTGATATAATTGATGAGTACAGGTATTGATTATGAAAACCCCTGGATGTATAATGAAGTTGCTTTTACCAGTGATGATATTGGGGACAACTATGGTTTTGTTTATCTCATTACCAATCTCACCAACGGACGAGCGTACATTGGGAGAAAGTATTTTTGGAGTCACAGAAAACCGCCAGGAAAAAAACGCAGAGTAAAAAAGGAATCTGATTGGAAAAAGTATTATGGGTCTTGTCCAGAACTTAAAGAGGAAATTGAACGCACTGGGAGACAAAATTTTAGTAGAACTATCTTGTCTTTACATAAGACAGCTGGCAAAACAAACTACGAAGAAACAAGACAACTCTTCACCAACAACGTTCTCACAGAATCCCTTGACGACGGAACCCCGAGGTACTACAATAGCAACATCCTCAGCAGGTACTTCCGAAAGGACTATTATGAAACTGGAGACTGAAGAAATTGTTGCTCATGTTCGTGACTGGGCACTTGATAGAATTGAATCTTACGATTGTCAGGACATTTCAAAAATTTATGATCAAATGGCAATCATCGATGAGTTTGTTGAATGGATAAACATTAGTGATGATGAACTTGAAATTGTAAGCCTTGACGAAATCAGTGAAGAGGAGTATGATAATTACGTTGATGGGATTGAGAGATCATAATCAACTGCGGTAATCCCCTTGGTAGTTCAGGATTAGCGGCGATAGGAACTACCACATGACTCAGTAGCTCAGTTGGATAGAGCATCTGCCTTCTAAGCAGTTGGTCGGGGGTTCAAGTCCCTCCTGAGTCGTTGACAATCAAACCAAAATGGTTTATGATTGTCTCATGCGGATGTAACTCAACGGTAGAGTCACAGCCTTCCAAGCTGTTGGTTGCGCGTTCGAATCGCGTCATCCGCTTCCCTTTTAGGGACTTATTCCTCTGTAGCTCAGCGGTAGAGCCATCGACTGTTAATCGATTGGTCGCTGGTTCGAATCCAGCCGGGGGAGTATGGGCGATTAGCGCAGTGGTAGCGCACCTCCTTTACACGGAGAGGGTCGGGGGTTCGAATCCCTCATCGCCCATTATAAATAGAACACCATTGAACTGAATAGGATGCAGACAAATGTTAGTCGTAAGATGCAAGGATTGCAATAAAGAATTAACTAGCAATCCAAAGACGCAAGTATGTGGTTGTCCAAATATGATGACTGTAAAGGGCGATAGTGTTACAGCCCTTGACTTAAGTAGAGTAGTTATGATAAACTCTACACAGAAAGAACAAAAGTCAAACGTTCTTTCCTCTTCAGATCTTGCATATCAAGAAGCAAGAAGACAACGTAAAGTTCGCAAGTTGGATTTTGAAATCCGTTGATTAATACTATCTGGAATTACTCTATATCTTTCTTTCAGATTGTAGTTGTGAATTGTGTAACAGTTCCTGCTAATTGGGAGTATTGTTATCGCATTGACAAATGGTTAATTCCAGATATAATATATGTTTGGGAACTAAAAACTGGTAAGATTTATCCTTACCAACAAGAAAAAGAATACTTGGAAGGTCAACCCGATTGGTGACGGGACCTGTCTTGAAAACAGTTGAGGTGTTAAAGCCCTTGGGAGTTCGACTCTCCCACCTTCCGTTAAAATAAGTTTTTGTATCAACACATTACAATGTTAAGAAAACATTTAATGTCTACATAAAAAATATATGGGAACCTAAAATGGCAGGTTTTTATTTTCTAATGCTGACATTCGTTGCATTAGTTGTCTATGCTGGTTATGCTGAAACCATGAAACTGGTTCAGTATATGGACTTACAAATTCGACATGCTGCCATCCAGATTCAAATGAAATGGATGGGTTGGCAACTTAAGAGACAGTTAATTAAGGACACAACCGATTTCCAAAAGTTTCTTAAGGAGTACAACAAAGATGTCCAATAAAGAGCTGTCCGATCTTTCTCTTGAAAGAAAGGAATGCCCAAAGTGCGGTGCGTTATGGATTAACGGAGAGCACTATTGGTCTGGAACTGGCAAGAAAGGAAATGAATTGGATCTTGCTGGTTTAGTTTGCAATAATCATGGTGATGAAACCTGCATAAACC